CCATCATGGATTACTGGCGTGCTGTCGATGTAGTCAAATGACGCGCTTTTTCAAGCCCCGAGGTCCATAATGTGTCCACCATGCGCATACAGAGGACCATCAGCGTATTAAAAGAATCGGGGTATCAATGGTGTTTCCTTGTTGTCTTTCTGCCTTTGCAGTAAAGTCTTCGGTGTTCTTTATACATAGTAGATTCAATAACATAGGCGTTGGAGGACGTCTAAATCCGATCACTTCACCTCGAGAGCGTTATCTGACACTGCACGACCTGCTTGCGATCTTTAAAAACTCCCGCGCTCTCCGCCGGGAGGCCTCAACCATCCACGTCGCAAACCCCGCGCACCAGTTCGAATTCGACTCCGTAATGGCCCTCAGCACAGGATGTGGCTCCGAGGTAACGTCCCGGATGGCGATAGTTGTACTAGGTGAGCAGCTAGTTTGCCGTATACTGCCAACTGTGCCACCTTGGCATACGATTGCTCTACTGGGTACATATCGAAAACAGTTGGGACTGATCAAACAGCTACTTGATCTTGGCGAGCGTAATAGTAACCCCCCACCGAGAAAGAGCAGGTTTACGAGTGAAGACAGAAATGACAAGCCCTTTAAGTCCCGACGATCTGACCGCTCAGATTGATAGTCAGATCGCGGGCGTTGAACAACTCTTGCGCTCGATCCTGGCAACCAGCAGCCAGGGCGTATTGGGCGAGCAGTACATAGGCATCCTCAAGACCTTATATGCTGCTCGCTCCGGGGCCGCTCCTCCAGACCAGGTGCGCTCCTCGCAAGAACCGCGAGGCCGCTTTGTTCACCCTAAGACCGGGAAGGGGATCGATCCAATTAAAGCCATCCGGATCCTGTTTCGCGATCACGGAAAGGATGAGATGCCCACACAGGAGCTCTTCGCTCTTCTTGAATCCGGGGGCGCTTTTAAAGATAAGGGCGACAGCGTGAAATCGTTCAAGCAGACCATCACTCAGAACGTAAACGCCAAGAATATCCGTCAAAAAGGACCCGATGGCGTAGAGACCGGACAATGCCCGGAAGATGCTCCTCCCTTCGCTGGATCCACGATTCTCTTGAAAAAATAAACGTTCGCGTGTCCACCATGTGTCCACGGTGTATGCATTTGATAATGCGTACTTTGTGCTTACTATGTGACGATGCCAAGGCGGATGAGACGCGTGATTTTCGAGGTCGGTCCAAGACACGACAAAGAACTGGACTGGCTCATGGAACGATGGGGGCTTGATCGATCCAACACCCTCAGGATGCTCATCTCCAATGAATATCGAGAGGCTAAACTGAAGGACCAGAGATCCCGGGAAACGAAAAAGGAAGATTAGTGGCTTATGTCCTTTGACGCTTCCGCCTCGAGCCTGGCCTTGGTCGATGCCACGATTCTGAGTTGCCCCATTACCATCATCAGCCGGCCAGTGCTCATTTGATCGTGTTCGTCCAGGCGGGCGGGGTACGTTCGGTCCATCTTCGTGTTCACGCGATCGCAGAGCGCCTGCTCATTCGCAACGACCTTGCGCGCGATATCCACATACATGCTGGCGGCCTGAGCCATGGCTAGGGTTGCATCCAAGTCGTGGCCCGTCTCATTCGCCAGGTTCCAGTCGCTGAGCAGATATTCCCCATTGTGCCCTATGACCTGCATCGCCTTCAGGCAGGATGGAGAATCAGGAGTGGGAGCGGCGGGGGACTGGGCATTCGCATAGCTTGCGAGAGCGGCTATTCCGAGCAGTATTGCTGCGATCCGATTCATGTCTTCCTCCAACCGCGATCAATCAATGTTACGCATGTCCATGGCCAGGTAGTTATTCCCCGGTTGGGTTAGTGGTGTTACCGGGGCGCCAATCTTCCGAAGCGCGTTGCGGCTCTCTCTGCTCCTTAAATCTTTTGCGAGGGCGCCCGTCCAAAAGCGCCCGCGCGGATCAAGACTGAGTTCTCTTCGTTGAACGTTCCTCCTATTTTGGATTTAAGGACCTACACTTTTTGGTAACCGGGCGACGTGGTAGACTGCCCGGCATAGATAGTGAGGGACTATGGCCCAACTTTTTGCGCGCATCGAGCTTCGCGGAGACCCTGGCTTTGAGATCTATCGACAACTCCACGGGTACATGAAGTCGAATCATTGGTATCAATTCATTGAAGGGAGGGACTCCGGGTTGGTACGCAGGGTGGATTTGCCCCATGCCGTATATCAAGCCGTTAACTCCGGCACGCCAAATTTTCTTTCGATGGCTCAAGAGATCAGAACTTACATCCAGGCAAACATCTGGGCGGATGTAATTGTCTTGGTTATAGAAGCAAACAATTGGGCCCTGGATCCTAGCTGAACCTTTCTGTGGATTCATACTCTCCGCTCCCCGCTGGGAAATTCTCGCCACTCACGGCCGTCGAGCATAGCCCCGGATACCTTCTTGCCGACGCGGCGCACGGTCGTTCCGTCTGGGAAAGAGTGATGGGCGCCCGCGCCGGCGACTTCGCTGACGGACACGTACTCGCCGTTTTGCTTGAAGAAGAACGGGACGTAGGCCGCCTGACATTCGTCGCGCAGCCATCGTGCCCAGTCCGGATGCATTGGACGCGCACCCCTACCGCTTTCGCCTCCGGCTATCACCCAGTTGACACGCGGCCCATTAAATCCGACCAGGCGCCCATGGCGAAAGAAATCGCCTGTAAGTGCGTTTTGGTCGATCCAACCGTATAGCGTCTCCGGCATACGGATGCGCTTCAGGGATATCTCGCCGAGCAGTGGCTCCGCGCTTATGAAGCGCACTGCGGCTGGAGTCTGCAACAGCCACGGGATGCGCTTGTCAGCCGTCTCCTGATCCTCGCAGGAGACGCCTAGGTGGACGTTAGGCAGCGGGAGATCGCACTGGTTTATCGCTGGGCGCTTCGGATAGTCATATCCGAGGATCGCTTTCGCCGCTTCATGAATTCGCTGGAACAGATACATGTCCGAGCAATACATCGCCATCCGTTCCGGCCTCTTTGTGAGCACTTGGAACGTGTGCTGCGGGCAGAGAGCCATCACCGCGAATATCTGGTCGATCCATTCGTCGGTCACGTTCTCGTGGAAGAGATCGCTCATTGAATTGACGAATATGCGGCGCGCCCGTTCTCTGGTCAGAGACACGGTTCCATCCCTATGAACCCTCTGCCGGAGCTCGCCATCGCCGCGTGCAATTCCTGTTAAAACGGGCTTCAACTTCAGAGGGTCGAGCAGGTGCTCTTCGACAAACTTGATCTGACCATTCCATTTCGGAAGCCGCATACCATCCGGCGTGAGCTGTACGAGGCCTTTGTATGGGGCAGGCCTTCCATCAATCCGCTCCCCGCTGAATCGATAGGCGATGCTTTCGGCATAACAGTTACGGCAGCCTTCGCTCACCCGGCTGCAGCCGCGCAAAACGTTCCATGTGGAGTCAGTCCACTCGATGCTGGTCTTATTCACAAGCTTCCTTTTCGCAACTCGGCCATGAACCCGTACATCTCTTTGCCGTCTTTGCTTTCGAGTGCGGCTTCCCACATCTCGGTCAGCTTGTCCCACTCGCGTACGAACGGCAACCAATCGGGGTACCTGTCAGACACCTCTTCCAGCTTCGGACGCCAATCGGGGAATAGCTTAAGCAGGCGATAGCAGCGCCCGAAATCGGATGGATCGTGGGGGATGTCATAGCGACCGTACGGTCCGCGCGATCGCGTCATGACGGCGTAAATTGTGCCAGAGGATATGCCAGTGTCGCGGCCGCGCGCCCAGTCCGCCGGCGTTTTGGCCACAGGCTCTACAGGCCCCTTGTCTGTGCATTGCGAATGCACCTTGACAAAAGCTTTCATCGCGGCGGAGACGACTTCGATGTGCTGTGGCATCTCCAGGCGAAGCCCGGAACCACATCGTTTGCAATGCCCATGTTCGTCGACCCGGCCGCCGGCTACAACCCACTCCGCTTTGCTCTTTGTCATCGCCGCGGCCTCCCTCCGAAGTGTCGGATCGCCATGATGATGCCTCTTCTTTTTTGGTCATACCGAGCGCATATTTGGCACGGATTGTCGTGGCCTTCGGGCGTCTGACTCCATGAATGGATGTGCTCGTTTTGCTGTTCTCGCAGTTCGTTCCACACGCCATATAGTTCGTGGCGCACGTCAGCCGCGTTGTAGAGAAGATGCTTCACGAAGCCCTCCCGGGACGGGCAGTCACCATGGCGTCCACGATTTTCAAGGCCTGTTCAATCGTTATGGTTTCGTTGCTCGTTTGAACTCCCATGGCTGCCAGGAACCTCAGCGTTGACCGTTCATCAGCCCTCATTGCGGCTGCTCGGCTGTTTGCCATAACCTTTTCGACTCTGCGGATGATGTCTTCCATGGGGGCCCTCAGTACTCGTGCTTAAACCGTGGGTTGGTGCGCCGGTTGCGATCCGCGACAGCTGCCGGCCAGCCCACGCGCCAGCAGTGCAACGGGAGCCACACGAAGACAGCAAGCACTGCGACTAAGCAGAACCAACCCGGCGCGACTCCCGTATCGATCCACATGGCTAAGCCTGCTTCCTCGACTTCGGTGATACGCGCATGCCGCCGCGGTCCCAAAAGCGCACGCCCGGAATTTCGGCGCGTTCTTTCAATGTGGTGGCCTCTTGCTTGATTGCCTTTTCGTCGACGATCAGGTATTTGCGCGGGATCTGTTTTGCGTCAACGATCTCGAAATGCCAATCCTCTACGTGCGTGATGCCCTTAGTTTTAGGCGTCGTGCTCGCGAATGTGACGGGCCCGACGTACCTGGCCTGCATCGGAAGCGGGGCGCTGTTGAGGATCACCTTGGCAAGTTCTGGCTCGCCGCGCTGTTCAGCGTCAATCGCATCGGCAATCTGCAATTCCTGCGCTTGAGTCTTGGCCTCAGCATCCGCCTCTGCCTGGAGACGATCCCTCTCCGCCTGTTCATCCTTTAGGCGTTGGGCATCCTGCTGTTTCTTGAAAGCACTCATCCCCTCGCGCAGGCGCTTGTCATCGCTCTCGAGCGGGGCGTCATAGTGATTCAGCACAGCCAACGCCGCCTTCCACACCTTATGCTTCTCTGCAATGTCTGGGCGGAATGTCGTCTCCAGGGCGGCGCGCATGCCGGCGATCGCCAAAAGCGTGGTGGCGGCCAGTTCGTAGGCTTCGGGCGAGGCGATCACAATCGCCTTCGTCTTCTCGCTAAGCGCCAAAGCCTCTTGCTTCAGTTGCTCCGGATCATCCGATTTAAGTACCTCGGCCAGGAGCGCTTCGCCAGCCGGAGTGACGGGAAGGGGCGTGCCATCGTCCGTGAAGTCGGTCGACTGCTCTGCCGTTGGCGGCTCGGGAAGCGAGTCTAGGTAGCGGAATGGGAACTTTTCCTTGAAAGGTCGGACGTTCCGGTAGAAGAAGCTGCCCATGCTCTCCGCCTCCATCATCTCCGCGTACATCTCCGGCGGAAAGTTCGAGTACTCGGCTATCTTCGGGCTGACGGTTCCATCTTTGTCCTTGAAGCGAAGGTAAAGAAGGAACGAGTCGACATCGTATCCCTGCTCGGCGATGTTCGATGACTTAGGTACGGCGGTGAGTTCCATAAATCCCCCTATGCTGCCTTTGGCTCTTGAAGCAGGCCATGCTTGATTCGCTCTGTTGCGTTGCAAAGTGCGCTCATGAACTGTTGCGCATCGTTATCGTGGTTCTTGTGCTCAACCAGCCGGCCGGGGGAACCGTCTGCTTTCAGCCTTACAACCGCGCGGATGACGCGGCCAACTCGCGGAGACCGAAAGTAGCCAATCTCATAGCCACCGGTCTGATACCCCCACGATGGCGGATTCCACTCGCTGCACTTCTTATCGAGGATCGCCGGGTACTTTCCGTGGAGGAGGCCGAAGTTATCGATCTCCCCCGTGAAGCGCATACCGTTGACCGTAGCGACGAAGCGGTAGGAGTTATAAACCGGAACGAAGCCGGACATCTCGCGGAAACGTATCCATGACTGGCAATAGCCTTCAGTTTCAGGTCGAAGCCAGGTCGGGTCTAAAGCCTCGAACTCGTCGTACATATCCGTGAGATCGTGAACTTCTGAACCCAACTTCGACTTCCGATCGATCTTGTCTCGCCCCGCCTCCGCGTCGCCGCGGCCTATCCGAAGCGCCACCTCGTCCCAGTCCGTTGACAGACCTTGCGCATCCAGAATCTGGGTCACGCTGGGAACCCATAGGCCACGTTCGTCGCGGCACAGATGCAAGGCCTTATCGAAGGAGAATGGCTCCATTGGTAACGGCGGCGGGATGGCGATCGCGCTCAAACTGCCTCCCGCTTCATCACGAGAATCTTGAGTTCACCAAGGATCTTCGCCCAGTCACCGGAGTACTGCTCGACGAACCTCTGTTGCGTTTTTTCGTCCCAGCCGAGAACAGAGAACGCCGTGCGCGCTTCGGATTCGGGACCGGCAGCTGCTGCTACCTGCTTCTCATCCGGTACAGGCTCGGTAGACAGAGCCCAGCGGCAGGCTTCCTTGTAGAACTTCGCCGGCATCTCACGCGAGTCGCCCACGCCGCAGACGCGCTTGAGGTAGAGCTTTACCTCCTCCGCGGAGCGGGGCGGGGTGCGATCTTTCGACCAGATGTAGAAAAAGCGGCCGGCTTCCTTCTTCTCGATCACCGGGCCCTGATCCTTCGCTGGGGTAGAAGCGGACTTCGCGCTGGTAGCCTTTGGCGCAGCGCCCTGGCCCTCGGGGAGGTCTTCTTCCCGGTCTTGCGTGAACAGATTGCTGCAACCTGTCACGGTGAGAACAGCATCGATCAGCGCTCGCTTCTTCGCGATCTTCAGCATGTTGTTCTCTTTGTCCGCCGGATTCTCGCGAACCTGGAGTATGGTGTCCGCGCGGCCGGTGCGGTCGTCTACGTACCACTTGAAGCGGCGTTTCCACGGGTCGGTCGCCTCGTACTCTTCTTCGCAAACGGCTTTACGCCATGCGAATTTCGTCTCTTTCGTAGAGGCCTGGCCGATGCCTTCGCCCAGTAGATTCCCAGAGGCCGCAGACAGCGAGACGGTTAGGCGAAAAGTGACATCTTCTCCGTCGCGGTACTCCTCCGCGCGGATCGTCGGAACGAACCTGAAAAGGTTGCAGATCTTCTCGGCGCCTGGCTTTAGCAGGCTCTTCTTCTTGGTGCCCGGAATAACCGCGTAGTCGTTGTCGATACCTTCCTGTAACACCTCGTCAAGGAGCTTATGGACCTGGTGCTGCATATACTTCAGGTCTTCGATTGTTCGCGCATCGGTGAGTCCCGCGGGCCTTGCCACTGCCAATTCAGTTGCCATGTGTTCCCCCTCTTAAAGCCTTTGCTATTTCCCTTACGTCGGTGGAAGCAATCCCCAGAGCCTTCAGGGTTCGACCGATCGTGTTGCGGTGTAACCCCAGCTTCTCGGCCGTCCGTTCATGGTTGCCATCGTTCTGAAGCAACGCCTCGAAGACATACATTTGTCTCAGTCTGAGTTCCGTTGCCCGATAGGCCCGATCGCTGGCCAGGATCCGGCGCGCCATGTTGGCGAGTGTGCCCTTGGTGCTTCTGTCTTTGATCCAAATGTCGATGTTCATAGGGACTTCCCGAATCTCACAGGCTGAAATCCCGGCCGACCGCGAACTTATGGGTCGGGAACGCGGCGAGCAGAGCGTCCACGTGGCTCTGAGCTTCCATGGCCGATAGGCCGGTTATCAGCGTTTCGCGGTTCTTGCAGTTGACTACCTTGTATCTCGACATTTTGTGGCCTCCCTGACTTGCAAATACATCATGCTGCTTTCATGTTGCATGTGTCAAGAATAATTCCAGAAAAACTAGAATAATCACGTTACCTGTGTAATTATCACCAAATGGGTCACTCTAGCAACGCGCGATACCGGGTGCCGATGATGCGTGGAAAAAGGGCGGAGCTAGGCGTTTACCGCAAGCTTCTGCATCTCGGCTTTCGGGACGTGCGCAGGTTCGCGCATAATGCAGCGTGGGACATTGAAGTCGATGGATACCCGGTCGAAGTGAAGGCGTCCGTGGCATATCCATCCAGGAAACACGGTCTCAAATGGTCATTTCTTCTTAGAGACTGGAAGTCTCCGCTCGTGATGCCGGTGATCGCGTACGTACTTTGCCTCGAGGGGGTTCCTGGCACGTCAGAGTTTACGCACTTGGTCATCCCGGGCCCAATCGAGGAGAATTCCTATAAAGTTAGTCTTGGCTCGCTGGAGGGTGACCACATCCAATACATCGACAATTGGTCGATCCTGCAGCCAGTTCAGTACCCCTTGATCCCGCGGGAGAATATCGAACACTTGATCCTGCCCGCGGTTGGGTTTCCTGCATCGTCACCCGAGTACGAAAGGGCGCGATTGCGTAGCGCATTGCGCGGTCAAACGTGGGATGAAAGAAAGAGGATTTGCAAAGAATGGCAAACAAGAAACAGCCGCTGATTATCGAGCAGAAGGATTTCAAGGTGTTTTTGGCCGCTCGCATGGGCGTCTTGGGTGGCGATATCGCTGGTCTGGCCGAGTTTCTGGGCGTAAGTCAGGCTACGGCATACCAGCTGCTGAGTGGGGCCGCCGAGCCGAGCGCTGAGGTCTTGAAGAGGGCTGGGCTGCGTAGCGTGTATGTGATGGACGTTAATATGCCGGATCCCCAAGAGGATCAAGCGCCGGCGGAGAAACCGAAGCGCATCAAGAGGTGAGCATGCAGCCACAGACGGACGAAGAGAACCCTAGCGACTTCCTGATTTCCAAGATGGAAGGTATGGATGATGTGGTCCAGGTGTTAATTGTGACCCGCACGGCCGACGGCGAAATGAGCTATGACACCTGCGGTCAGGTAGTGGCGGACACGTTGGGCATGGTTGAGTTTGTACGTATAGCGGCTGCGGAGCATCTGCGTCGCGAGCTCTACGGCGACGATGATGATTGACTTTCCGCCTGGCCTCGGGAGCGGCCGTGCGGGGACGCGTGGCGGGTTTAGGCCCGCTGCGCGATAAGAGGAAGGTGCCAGTGAAGATTTACCGCCGCAATGAGTTTCTCGCGCTGCCCGAAGGGACCTTCTACGCTAAGGGCAAGCCGTGGTACTTCGGGGAGCTCAGCATTAAGCATGATACGTCGTCTCAGCTCAGCGATTGGTGGTCGCTAGATCCGTGCTGGATTGCAGCAAATGACTCTGGTGAGGCAGTAGACCGACTAGATGAAATGCTGGAGAAGGGTGCATCCTACCCGATGCAAGATGCTATTTCTCGCGACGGACTGTGGGACGAGGACGATCTATTTTTGGTCTTCGAAAAAGATGACCTTCTCAAACTACGCGAGATGATCGACAAGGCTATCAGCCTATGACCTGCCCGCACTCAAATCTGCGTTCGGTGGCCGTGGTTATGCACCCGACCCAGCCAGGCGAACCCCACCGAGCTGTATGGCAGATCAGCTGCCAGGACTGCGCGGCCGTGTTCCGGTTCGTCGACGGTGACGGGGCCATCTGCTTTAACGATGACCGCACCCGAATGGAAGCATGGGTTGTGGAGGCGGAGAAGGGGGAAGGATGAAATATTTCGAGGTTCTTTTCATCGACGGCACTCGCCGTTACGTATATGGCAGTGAGATTGTAGGAGCGCTGAGCACTCTAGGTGCCGACGCATACAAAGTGATCAAGGTGGCTGAAGTTGGGTATTGGAACTTCAGTTAGCAGGAGACTCGAATGGCAGATGATATACCAGGAATTTGTACGCGTGCCGATGGCCACTTGCCGCCTTGCAACGGCCTTGCGCGGATCAGTAGCGTTGATGGCAAAGACGTGACCTGCTGGCGTCCATATACGTTTACAGATGTGATCGGTTCGGTTGCTGATTTGCCACCGGCGTTACGTGTGGTGCTCCCCGATGATCCAGTATGCGATTGCTCTCGCCAAGATGGGCTTCACGAACACACTTGCCGGTTGGTGCGTCCAACCGAAGAAGAGAATCGCAAAGCTGAAGCGTTCTTCGCCGTCTGCGACTGCCCTGAAGACCAATTGCCATCACACAGAGCCAGCCTGTTGCGCGCGGAGAACGAAAGGCTTAAGGCCGAGGTGAAGCGGCTGAATCGGAAACTTGGTCGTGGCGATAAGGACGATTGGTAAATTACTTTTCTTACGGACAATAGAAAAGGCCCGCCTTTCGGCGGGCTGCTTTCGTCGTATTTTATTTGCTGCTACCCGGCCTAGACCTTCGCTCCAGGCGGAGGTGCGTCGTTGGTCTGCGTCACCGTGCCGATGTGGTCGACGTTCATCGTCTGCTTCGTCTCAGCCTTGTTGAAAGCATTGACGCCGGCACCGATGATCATGGAACCGATGTCCGCGGCGATCTGAAACTTGTGGCAAACGATCGCCATAACGCAGCCGGAAACTACGAAGACGTATGCCCAGCTCTGATCGGAGAGTTTAAAGTTGCTCATGACGCCCTTTCTCGGTCGATCCCGACCTCTTCCAGCCCGAAAAGTCGCGCAACCGCCAGATCAAAGAAGGCGACGGCATCATCCCTCAATTCTTGCTCGGATCCATCGTTGACAAGGATGTGCGACCATGCCTCGTCTGGCATGGCATCCAGGGCTACTTCTGAGATGTGGTGCTGCCCGTCGTCGATTTCGAAGCCAGGCCGATCAAGTCTGATCGTGCAGCCATGCGCCTTCACAAGTTCGAATTCATTGAAGAATCGCACATTACTTATGATCGCTACATCTGGGGAATCGCGCTCGATCTGTTCAGCTATTCGTTTTACCCAGTAGTCTGGATCCTGATCGCGACGGTACATTCCCCACCACTGAAGAATTTGGCGCTGTTTACCGGCAGGATAGAACCGGTCGCGTATTGCATTGGCATCGTATGCCACGCCCGCCCATCTACAGAGCAGTTGCATGGCGGCTTGCTCGTCGTATGGCCCAGCAGGACCTTCCTGCACCCATCGGTCGAGAAGCGCCTGTTGCACCTCATGCCGAACCGTATCCCCAAATGAATACTCTCTGATGTCGAACTGGTTTTTGCGGGCCTCTAAAATTGCTGCGCATGCTGTACTCTTCCCGCGCCTGGCTTTGTATCCGAAACCGATGACGAGCGTCTTCCCGAGTGAACCTGGCACTGTACCGTCCTTTTATTTTTTCTGTGTTGGCACACGTTCTCGTAGCAATCGCTCGCGCAGTCCTCTTCGGGTTCGTACTCCAAATAGGCCATGGATGTCTCATTGGGTGAGCGAAGATATAGGTTTTCGTGCAACTAATGAGTCGCTACTGTGGCGGGTATATAAGCTCTTTCACGCGGGACCACTCTTCGACAGTGATCTGCGCGTACTTCTTGTTCGATCCCACGGCCGACTTGCCCTTCTCTGTGTGGAGGGCGTAGTAATGGGCGGAGATAGATCCAGCAAGCGTCAGAGCAGTGTAATAGGCCCCCGTACCGATCGCGGCCCACGTGCCGTATTTGCCGGTCATCATGGCGAACATTCGGCTAAATATGAAGGTCTGGGAAATGAACCATACCCCATTTGAGAAAACACCGGCGATCGCGTGGCGTCTCAGGGAGCCGCTATTGCGTGCCCTGGAGACAGCGGTGAATGCAAAGTTTTGGGCGATCAGAATGACGCCCCACAGGATCCAGCTCGCGATGCTCATCTCTATTTGCTGCCCCTTTCCAGATATTCCTTCGCGAATCTGCCGTAGTCGTTCATGTCAGCTTCGGAGCGCTGCACCTTCGTCACCTCTAGAAAGTAAGACCATGTTTCGAGTCGACTCTCGGTGACGCCGAAGATCTGCTGACCCGCCGGTATCGGTTCGAGCTGCCAATTAACCCCGAGAGAGTTCTGCCCGGGAAGGGAACCGTTGCCCTTGTATCTGGGAAAACTGACAGGCACATGGATGTCCCCGCCGCACGCCCTGGCGAACGTTTCACCCTGCAGGCCATTCTCCTGGCGCCACTGGGGGCTATCGAAGAGAGCGCGGGCGAGAGCCATGAACTGGCTGATTGATTTTGCTTGGGCGTCGGGAGAATTCTTATAGCCGATCTGCATTCCGTGGCAGAACAGATGCCTCCACCCGCGGATGGTCTCGAAGATGAATGGGGACATCTCTTTGCGGATCGTGACCTTCGGATGCCTTGAGAACTGCTCGATCAGAAATTGGTAGATCAGCCAGTCGAACGTGCGCCGCGCCTGGAGATCGTGCGGCATCTTCTCATCCATCCGCATGTGATTGCCGACCGTAAAAAGCAGGACGATCTCTTCCACTACGACCAGGCCAGTTTTCTTATCCGGAATCGTGAGCGTGAGAAGGTCTTCGATCCCGAACTTCAGCATGTAGTAAGCAAAATGGACCTGCTCCGTGATCATCAGGTCGTTGCTTTTGGCAGAGTCGTGCAGTTCGCCGTTGCCGATGTCGCCGCCGATCCAGACGTAGAGCTTTTTAATCGGGTAAGCTGCCCGCTGAATGGAAAGTACTTCTTTGGCCGATGCGATAACGGATCCCATGCGGTTGGCCAGGATGACGGAATCGCATACCTGGAACCCAGAAACATCCTCGCGCCGGTGCTTCTCCCCGAAATGCGTGTCGGACAAGAGAAGGACAGCATCTTCCGTGTGGCCCGGCTTGACGGCTGCCTTGATGCGCGCAGCGGCCGGGCTGATCATCGACGGCCGCAATCTAAAGTCGCCGAGCGATTCTTTGAGGGATCGCATGTTTTCGATCAGGTCGTCGTAGCCGGCATGGTTCTGCGCCAAGCGCTTTGACATCACCTTTTCTTTGCCGAGCGAGATCTGCATCTTCGCTACCTGGCTGCGTAGGCGAATGTTTTCTTCGATGTACCCTTCTGAGGTCTCATGCCTACGCTTACGCAGGAACGCCTTGACCTGGAACAGGGGAGCGGTCACGATGTGAGCACTTTTCGGCTCACCAACCTTTATGCCTACTTCCCACTTATTGCAGATGAACCGCTCGACATCCCACTGCGCAAGGTCGATCTTGCAGTGCTCCACGAGCTCATCCAGCGTGCAGATGCGCGTCTTCGGGATCGAGACTGTCCAGGTATCCCCAGCGACCTCGTGGCTTTCAGATACCGCACCGGGTCTATCCTTGGGTTGACTTCGGACGCGGTCATCCGGCTTCTGATCTCTGTACCTCAACACCGTGGTATGGTGGACGGCTAATTTCGCTGCTATCTCACGATTCGATAGACGGGGGATTTGCTGGCCCAGTTCATAGATCTTGCTTGAAATTTCCGCAGCAATAGGAGGAGTCGGCAAGGAAAGACCTCGAGGGTAGTTAGGCTACTGGCTGACTTGAATCTGGAGTGTTGAAGAGAACTTCTTCTGCCTTGCGCCTTCTCAGTAGACCGGCCATCACTTGGCCGCCGGCGCGGTCCCACATCTCGAAGGCACTTGCGGCACCGTGATGGTCGCCGGCGTTTAGGCGTGCGCGCGCAGTGGAGTCCAGCCACCGCGCGCAGCCGATGTTGTATATGAGGTCTGTGCAGGCATCGAATTCGTTTTGTGTGACCGCCACGTGGATGGATAGACTGGCACAGCCAGCGGCGCCTTCCAGGCCCTTGGCGAGCTGCAACAGGGCTTCATCCCGAGTGCAGTACATGCCCTGGACAACACGCTTCCCATCCCAGTAGGTCGAGCCGAAGCCCAGCGTCCAGATGTCCGCTGGATCCTCAGGATGATGCACCGAGACCGGGGAATAGCCCTCGAACGAAGCCGCGAACGCAGGGGCGCTCTTGCTGTAGTCCATGGTGACTCCTTTAGGTGCCCGATACGGTGCAATCGATCTCGCTGTATCCACTCACGACAGCTTGACTACCCTGCCCGTTGGAAATGATCACCGTGATGCTTGTGGTTCCCTTGGTTATGCTCTGGATGTAAGGCGCTCCGCTACCGCCAACGCCCGTGCAACTCGCCTTGTAAAGCGTGTCGGGCATCGTTTGATCGAGCGGCACGCTGGTAGACGCTGTGCTTCCGGCTGAACTGGCGGTGGAGTTTACTGACGTCGTCTTAGCCCCCACAGGACCAGCGCACGATAAGTTTCCGTTCGCCGCGATTGTGTTCGCGAAGGTGTTTGCGACGGTGCAGTCGGTGGGGTTTGCTGCCAAAGCAGTTGCCGTATCAGCATTCCCGACGACATGGTTCACGGTTAAGTTGCCGGCTGTATCCAAGCTCATGATTGAGCTTGTTAGGGAGGACCCAGTAGGGGCCCACCAGGCGAATCCGCCCGTGTTTCCCACCGTGTACTGGTTGATGAAGTCGCTCTCTTGATTAGAGCCGCCCCTTTGCCCTAGCGACAACCATGTGCCAGAGGTAAAGCCATTCACCGGGGTCCATGGTCCGGGGGCAGAACCGGAATAGGTCGCAACCAAGTCGCCGAATGCGCCCAGCGGACCGACAGCGCTACCGGAAACGCTCCCGCTTACGTTGCCGGTCAAAGCGGAGTGGACGCTGGCAACAGTCAGTACACCACCAGGCGTCAGCGACATGATCGAAGACCCGAGGGTAGAGGTTGTGGGAGAGAACCACGAATAGCCCCCCGTAAGTCCAGCATGGAAGTTTATGAAATCCGTTTCGCCATTCGAGCCGCCTAGGTTGTTGAACCCTAGCCAAGATCCAAAGGTGAACGATCCTGGATTCCATGGACTAGCGCCCAGTCCGTTCGCCCCGGCCACCAGGTTTCCAAAGTTCCCGTTTGTCGCTTTGGCAGTCGTGAATGTGCCAGCGGCTGGAGAGGTTCCACCAATCACAGTGCTATCGATGAACGAGTTGATAATTGCCATGCCGCTCTGCTGCGGGGCAGCGTAGACCTGACGTGCCGACTTAAAGGCGAACGAGGCGAGGAACAGCGCGGCCGCGCCGAGCGCGAGAGCTTTCTTCTTCATCAGATTTCTCTCCGTGATTTAGTGCTCTGTGGACTGGGAGTAATTTAAAGGGCGCTGACGGACCAGTTAGTGCCGTCGCAGTACGCCAGTACGTGGAAGGTTCCGCCGCCTGAGATAGTGGCGCCCCACGTGTTCACCGTGGAATCTGTGACGGGGGCCAGCTGGCCTTCGGTGCCCGAGACGCACGCTGGAAGGCTGGAGTAGGCACTAGGAATAATGTTCAGGTTGCCGGAAGTGAGTCCGGACATGTTCACATAGTCGAGATAGTCAGTCGTCGATGCCTGTGTGGCCCCGCTGCCCGCCCAACGATATCTTCCGACCTGATACACGTTGGATCCGTCTTCGCCGGCATGAACGCAGGCCATCTGCGGCGTGGTACGGGTAGAAGCGTTATGAACGGTGCATCCGCCCAACACTATCTGGGGAGAAGTGTTGAGCACTATATTGCTGAGATCAACCGGGCCCTCAAGTTGACCGTTTGCTCCCGAGAATCCCAAGTCCACCAGGTTAACGATCCCGGTTCCGCCGCTGGACGTATCCCACGATACGTTCATGTCGTCGATGAGCAATCCTGACGGATCGAGGAATTGGAATGGATCGACATTGGTAGAGCACCCCGTGCAGGTCCCTACGTTCGGTGAACGGATTTCGAAGTCGGTGTTGTAAAAATGCAGCCCATACGTCTGGTAACCGGCCCCTTGGGTGGGTAACCCTGTCGTCGTGTCGCAGTTGTTTGTCACAATCAATGGGTTGAATGGGCCGTTGTGCTGGACAGCTCCTCCGGAGAACGTATAGTTTGCCCCGCAGTTTATAGTCAGCACCGCACCCGGGTATTGAGTTGTGCCCTCGTAAGAATCAGAGAAGTTGTCGTTGAAAAAATGCTGGTCTGAGCCACCCGTCAAAGTTGCTGCATTCCCGAATGGCTGATAGGTATAAAAGTTGCTGACGAATGTGCCAATGTAAGTCTTGACGATATGAAGCAGGCTGCCCTTCATCGTGGCCGAGGGATGTCCCCAAATACCCATGCCATCGATACCAATGGACTCTTGGGTGCCGTCCATCGTTGCATTGCATACGACGTCATAGGTGGCGGCAGAAGCTCCGAGTTGCAGGTTAAGCTGTTGACCGTATCCAGGTGTAAGCCAAAATGAGTTGTTAGCAATCGGGATCATGCACGCGCCGGACGTGCCTGATATCTGACTCGCGATGTTTGCATTGATCAAGGCGGTGCTGAAGTGGATGTTCAGCGTAAACACCGTGGCCTGGTTGAAGATGATCAATATGGGGCGACTGGGCACGGAGAGCGCCGTCAGCTGCGTGGTGACAGCCAGGGTCTGCGCACCGAAACCTCTCGCGTCGATCACGCCCCCGTTTGGGATCAAGGAGGCGCAATTGTTCAACGTCGCAAAGGCATCGCTTCCAGCGGTGCACTGCGAGAGCACGACGACTGGCGCAGTTCCCACGGCCGTTCCAAGGCTGGAAGTCCAATAGGCCGGATTCGTCGGCAAATGGCCAACGTTCCCGTTCGACAACGAGGCGTAGAAATTCCCCAAATAGAATACGATTGCGCCACTGGCGTAAGTGGTCCCGACTTGCCATGTGGTCAGTTGTGGAATACTTGCGGCGCCGCTGACAGCAATTGCTGATATCGGTTGGTTCCCAGAGAGAAGTTGGTCCAAGAGGGCTGTGTTGAAGTACCACGCCGTTTGCCAATTAGGGGTGCCATAGGCGGGATTCTTCAAGCCAATATTTGGAGTAGGCGTCTGAGCGAACACCAGCGATGGAAGCAGCGCGCACAGCACGGCGATCTTCTTGAGAAAAGAAGTCATCAGGGAAAGCCTTTCGGATGTTGGTAGGCGGCGTTACTGAACGGTTAGCGGCGTGTCTTGGTAAATGTTCGAGGACAGGTCCACAAGAAATGCCTGGATGTTTGTCTTGCCGGCCGTGGTCGAAATCGGGGACATCGGCACAGAGCTTGGTGGGACGAAGGTACGTCCCCCTGTTCCATCCTGCTTCACAACGAATATCAGTCTCTGGCCAGGAATGAGGTTAACTATGCTCGAGCTCGATACATTCCCAGTCAGCGTAATTTCGAAGCCTGATCCCAAGCTCGCATCGAAAACAGGTGTTGCAGAGTAGGGAACGAGGACGAGGCGGCTGACACCTTGCGCGGCGGCAATGACGGCGGCGGTTAAATTCGCGATGAGCGAAGGGGAGTTGCCATCGTCGAGAACGCTGATGTTCAGCATGTTACTGATGAACGTGGCGACCGCGTTGCCAATCATGCTCGACTGGCGCCACACCTTATTGACCTCAGCAGGCTCTGCTATTCCATCCTGGAAGCCTTCTAGTTGATAGCCTGAGCCTGCGAAATTTGCTTGGCTGTCAACGACCGCTCCTGCGGCCGTGGCTACCGGTAGGTAGTCAACTACATTTGGCATAGAGGTCCTTTAGACGAGCGGTTTTATCCAGCAACCGGTTCCGAATCCGGCAACGGCACTGTTTTGAACACCGAATCCGAACACTGGCGCGTCTGGAACACTTGGTTCAAAAAATCCGGTGATTAAGACGCCGGCCGGGCGGAGATTAAAATACCCTCCGGCCAGGAGAGCCTTTGTAACGATGCTCTCAATCGTCCCGGTGAAGACGACGAACATGGTCATGTCTTGGTTGTCTTGGATTAGGATTCCGATGCCGGAGCTGGCGAAGACTGAATTCCATATCGCATACGCGCCTGGAACAGTACCATCCCAATGGTTCTCGGCTATGGTCAGCTTGATTAGCGTCTGAAAGTCCGCGTCTTCCAGAACCGTGATGCCATCGATCGGAACTGATAAATTGCGATTCGCCCCGACCCATAGACCAACCTTGTCGAGTTGGTCTCCGACCGAGTCCGGAGTGAAGATCCCAATCATCGCGGCCAGCGTCAGCTGAAGGTCGACGAACGGCTGAACCGCCGCGGCAACCGTGGCCATAAACTTAGGCTTCTGATTGTGTTCCGACGTGATCAGGCCGAGGTAATACTCGAGTGTATATGGGGCGGAACTCATTTAGATCACCGTGAGGATGATGTTTGCAGGAACGCAGGTCGCGCCGGCGTTGAATGCGATCGGTATGTTGGATCCTGCGAGAGATCCAGGGGCCAGCCCGATGGTTAGCGACGTGATCGCAAAAGTGAGTGCCAAAGGCGAGCCGCTTAATCCGGCCACTCCGAGTAGCCAATTGAAAATGACGTCCTGTCCGATATTCAGCGACGCAATGAAGTTGGCGAGCGCGGCCACCAATGCCGTCCCTGTGCTCGCCACATATCCGGTGAGCGGCTGTATAGTGATCGCGGCGTAGATAGGCACTTCCGTCATTTCGAAGAAGTTGATCGTGATGGGTACACCCGCGGGGTCGATCACCGTGACGCTTGTCGTTCCATAGGTCCCGGTGCCAGGCGCTTTCTTCGCTTCGATCACTGTGGCGACGGTTGTCGCGTCTCCGCCTTCAACTACAACGGCGACGGAGTTGCCGGGTTGGCCATTTCCATCTGCGACGCGCGTATTGTTCTCATAGATTTCAAATCGGGCGATACCGCCTGAGTTGGCTACGGCCGCCAAGATGGAACTCAGTGGGGTTTGGCTAGCCAAGGAAGTGCTCTGCTTTTGGCGCTGTCTCAATGCAGCATCTGTCTCTACAGCGGTACCAGGCGTGGCCGCGGCTGGATTTGTTACTGACTGCCAACCTGATATGACCGTGTAGGGTGTGTTCACTGAGCCTGCGATCGCGCTGATCGCTCCGGCTTGCTGCGCTGTAGCAGTCTCCGTAAGGGTGCCTGCGGGAGGGATCGTTAGGTTAGTTGGAAGATTCCATAGATTGCCATTCTCATCTTTCACTACTCCAGCCGGGATCGGCGTTCCCGCTACGCCAACTATTTCCAGGATCACGGTGCTGTTGGTCGCAGCCTCTCGGTTAAGCCCGTTGATTTGGACTTGCGAGGACAGCCCTACACCTTGTGCTCCGGACGGACTATAAGAATTGTAAAGAGTGATCGCAAGATCATTTGAATCGCGGATTGCAAGCGCTCGAGTAGCGATTAACTGATAATCCTGCGTGTCGGGAGTGAGAAGAACATCATCCCCATAGATTCCCGTGTAGGTGGCAACATCGGAGTTGACGACCTCGCTGTAAGCCGGAGCGCTGATCCCGGTCGGTGACACCTGAGCGGCGAGAGTTGGTAAAGGGTAGGTTGCCATTATTGACCAAATCCCCCTTCGCCGAAGCCTTCAACGCCGAATCCGCCAGCAACTGGAACAGTGGTTGATATCGAGAATGGTCCGTAAAGGGATTGCCCTTTGACGTTGACGGTTAGGGCCCTCGAGGATCGATTGAGAAAACTGCTATAGCTGTCGATTGCCGTGACACCTTGCGTTCCCTTGATCTGTGCTTGGATTGCCTGATCGTATAGAGCCTGCGTGCCAAATCCGATAACCTGTTGGTGCCAAGGCATCCCCGCCGTGATATCCAGGAACCATTCACCCTTAAAAAGCTTTAGGCCAGTCAAGATGGCCTGCTCTACGCATTGAGCGCTGTCGATGAGAAAATTAGCGCTACCTTGCCCAAACGTCATGTCCCCTGAACTGTCGAGCGCCCGATATCTCATGGAATTGGGGTCCCCGTGTTCGATCCGCCAGACGTAACGCCGATGTGAAGATGGGCGCTGACCGGGATGTTGTTGAATGTGCCTTCTTCGGTGGCAGTTACCTTGCCCATGATCGATACGTCGTCACCGCCGGTCACTGTGCCAGATACGGAGAGTGCTCCAGTGATGGCCACCGGGCCAGTGATGTTGATTCCACCAGGCGCGACGATGTTGGCTACCTGTCCTTCCGCGAGTTCGTAGTATGTGGTCCCGTCCAACGACCTGAGCTGTGCCGTATCGGTGCTCACGTTCGGGATCAGGTTTGCCTGTGATCGCGGTCCGATCAGCGCAAACCCATCCGACATGTCGTGCATTCGAAGCTCAGCTTGCGGCTGCACCCCCCCGCTCTGCCACCAAGCATCTATGCAGCGCGAAGAGAACACGACTAGCGCCTCCTGTTTCTGCTTAATAGGGAACGTCGCCACGAAATTCCCGCCACCCATATAAACAACGGGAACATCGAGCAGGAGTGGTAGATTAGCGGTTAATACGGAGCCATCGGGCTTTGTAATCACGGCTTGGATGGCGGGTTGAATGACACAGGTTCCCGCAGTTGCGTCATAGCTTTGCACTGTCCCTGGAAGTGCGGTCCAGAGCTTCGCCTGCCATCCGCCAAGAATGGCGCGCAGCGCTTCCTGCAGATCATTAACGCGCTCTGTCTGTAGCATTTTTACCCTTGAGGCAAAACGGACGATTGCGATGGGGATGAGCTGTCAACATCCAAACAGGTCAGCTCGGTGTACCAGTCGTTGTCTCTTGTGTCGCCCACGTGCTCAGCCACCAGAACCCGATAGAAGCCATCATTTGCGACGGTCGCCGGATAATACAGCGAGGTGTAGCTGGGATAGGATTGAGACTTTACGATGGCTTGGTTGATGTCGCGGTTATTGATCTGAACCCTTTGGCCTATTTTAATAAGGGGGTTTATGTAGCAACGAATGACGATGCCATTGTCGGTCTGTTCCGGAGTTCCGATCATTCCCGACGCCGAGTTGATCTGGACAGCTTCCCCTGGAAGATATCCGGTCACCGGAACGAGCGTAAGAACTCCATTTTGAATGCTCCATCGCGTGTCGTTACTCTTTGCGAGTATTGCCATCTGCAGTCTGGCCATGCCGAACATGACCTTACCGCGGGGAAGAACTCCGCCCGTAGTAAGAAATCCGTCTGCATTCGTTGCGACTGGCAAGTTCATCGAAGCAGCCAAGGCTGAAAGCTGCTGGCTGTTAGTAGTGCCGGCGGGGAATGACTGGTTGATTACGCTCTGGTTATAGGCCTCGTCGCCATCTCCGGCGAGGATGTCGATGTAATTGTCGACGTTCCGTTCGCGTCCGAAGCGGAACTGCTTGATATCTCCACGGAATATGGTTCCCTGGTTTCCGTTCTGATAGCCAACTGTCAATGTGACGGTATCGAACTCTTGAATGATGGAGTTGACCGTTTGCTGCGTTGGGTTAAAAACGCGGACGGACATCGTGTTCGGAGTTTCGACGTCGGACGCGCGAACTTCGAAACGGAAGCGCAGGTTCGACAGATCGAGACCTTGAGAACCATTTGAAGCCACAAGCTGGGCAAAGCGCAAGAACTGCCCGGTTGGCGGACCCTGCGTTGACGTGCTCATGCATTTACCACAAAGTAGAGATTTCCGGCCGATCCAAGGTTTGCCAGCGTTGGAACGGCGTTCGTGTCATTGGCCGTCTGCACGATGAGCTGGCCACCGAAATTGAGGTATCCATATGGGGCGAGGAGGTCGCCACCAGTCACGAGGGGGATTCCGGATATGATCGCGTTTCCGTTTGAGTCCGCGATGTCCAAGGTCCAGGCCTGATTCGCGTCGTTCCATCTGATCGTGAACTGGTACAGGACGCCGGCCAGAGTTACCTGAATCACTTGATTGCTGGACTGCAGCGGAATCAAAAACGGAGTCGCCATCGACTAACCTCCAGGATTCCCACTGTTGAAGTTTGTGGCGGGTCCCAAAGAAACCGCTCCACCATTGATCGTCGGCATGGTCTTCGCTGGAATAGATTGTTGGGAAGCTGAGCTTATGGTCACCGACGAAGTGACGGCTAAGAGAAGCTGCTTGAGCGTGATCCGGAGCATCAGGATATTCTCTGAGTCCTTATTCGTTGTTTGCGAAATCCCCTTGATCAGCATGTTCTGGTATGGCCGTTTGCCAGTGACCACAGCCAGAAGGATCTTGGCCTGCTTCAGCGTCAGGAATTGCTGGTACATCGTATTAAGGAACGAATACTGTCCGTTGTTCTGCGGACTTGCTGCAGACCACACATAGGTTAGTTCCAGGTCTTGGGGAAGATCGAAGGCGTGATCGTTCGTGACGGACCCGGTCTCGACTGGGTTTTCGGTGATGATTGACTCATCGTCGCTTCGCTCTTCGAGAACCGCATCCGCAGTTATGATTCCCCCCTGGATAGTGGTTCCATTAGGAAGAGTGGTGGTCGGCCAGCTGATGTTCCGTACCGGAGTAACGTACGGCGCCACCGGAACATCTGTGATGATTGACGGAAGAGTGCTCACGATACCGCTCCCGCGAAGTTACGCACCAAGTCGCCGTTAACCCTGCTTTGTTTGCGGGCGATTTCTTGTGCCGTAGATTTGGAATCCGGGCCTGCCTCGACATGGATATCTGTCTTTTGGCTGATGGTGACGTTAGGCTTGTCTGGCGTCCGGAATAGATCCGCCTCAGCCGCACGGCGCCGGGATAGACCTTCGTTTGCCACCAGGTGACCGTTCTCCAGGACTTTGTTCCAGCGCGCGAACTGGGCGGCTGCGGCCTCCTTGTGGCCAGCGTTCAATTCCTTGAGAAGCGTCGACTTGGCCAGGTTGCCTTCGCCCAGATTGAACACGAAGTCTGTGAGTGCCTTCATCTGATTGCCGCTAAGGGCGACATGAACGAGCTTTTTGACCGACTCGCCGGCGGCCTGCAGGTCCTTCGTCAGCAAAGCTAGCGCGCCCTGCTTATCGAGGCCTTTCGAGAAATCCTCACCAGGGCGCACAAGATGGCCATAGCCCGCCGTCAGGTGACCGGCGATGTCCTTGTAGGCACCATATCCAGCCTTTGCGTGTCCTTCGAAGCCAGCGGTCATTTCGGCGAGAGACTTATTAAGGCCAGCGAGCTGATCTTTTAGTCCTGTGCCGCCCTGCTCCCGTGTGATTTCCTTTTGGTCGCCCCACCAGGTTCCAGCGGTTGCCTTCTTCAAGAGTTCAGAGCCGATAACAGCAGCGACTACGGGGGCTATCAGACCGCCAGCCACGGCAAGGAGGCCAGAGCCACCCGTGGCGGCTGCACCTGCTCCGGCACCCTCGGCTACCGCTGCACCAGCCCCGATGCCCCGTAAGGCCGCGATCGCCTTGTACGTTGTCAGAATGCCTGAGGCAACGCCTGAAACAGCCGTGAGGTGACCTAGCCACCCGCCGGTCTTGTCATCGATCTTGTTGTAATCGTCGACCAGGCTGTTCGTTACGCCGAGCACTTTCTCGCTGGCAGGCATGACGCCGGTTGCGATCTTGTCCCCAGTCAACTCAACATTCGTCGCGGTGTTGCGGAACGCGCTGGCATAGCTGTGAGCCGTGTCAGCCATTTTCTTAAGATCGAACTTGCCAACCAGCTTCTCCTGATTGGGAAGAATGCTCTTATTGAAAGCTGCCCGGTTCTTTTCAAACTGCGTCAGCGTGCTTTCGCTGATACCCACCATGGATGCTTTTTGCGCAGCAATAGCATGCGTGAACGCACCGCCGGTGTCCGATGCGGCGAGCTGCTCGAGCACCTTGAGAAAGTTCTTTGCGTCGTCGGTAGACTTCGGATCGATCTGGAACAGTTGATCAATACCGGGCATTGATCGCCGGGCTGCGCTGAACTGCTCTATCGCCCCCTGGGTCTCTTCGGCGCTGACGCCAATCTGCGCAAAAGCGCCCTGAAGCGTCTTCAGTTCCTTCGCGCTGGCGCCTGTACGCTGCGCCGCGAAGTAAAGATCCTCGAGGGGTTTTGCTATCTTCTGTAGTCCTACGGCAGCGGCAACCGCAGTTCCGACCGTCGCCGCTCCCAGCGCAGCAAAGCCCTTGACCAACGAAGTGGACGTCTTACCAATTCCGTCCATCGACTCTTTAAATCGACGCTCCCCACTCTCGTCAATTTTCCAGCCGAGCTTTACGACGAACTCTTTGAGAACGCTTCCGGCCATGGGCTTATTTGTCCGATCGCAGGGCGGCCGTTAGGCGCCGCTCGTTCTCGTATTGAACATCGAGCGCATCATTCATGCGGGCGATGTCCAGAAGGTCAAGCTCACAATTTTTCAAGGATTCGTACCGGCACATACCCTCAAGCACCGGGCGCATTAGCCAGTCATCACGTTCGCCCATAGACACGGGCGTGAAACGAGCTACTTCGGCTCGCCCGATGTTGGCTGGCTCATAGGAAAAAAACTTCCCATATTCTCCTGGAGAACGACTACGGTGAGTCCCATCAAGGTGTCCAGTTTGATGTCTTCGAACATCAGAACTCCGTTGGTGAATACTTTCGCGTATCCGTTATCCTGCTTTCGTTTGCACACGCCGAGGCACTTGTTGACAACGAAGTCAACGTTGCTATCAGACATCTCGCCGAATGCTTCCGCGAGCGGTCCGGCGCCAAGACCAAGCACGTCGTCAAGCGTTGATATGCCGGCCGCCAAGGCGGTGACTATTCCAACGAGGGTCTGACTAAGCCTTCGACCAACATGCAGTTGCTCGAAGGCGTTCAGGTCACCAATGATGTACTTGTGGCCGGCGAATTCTTTAAGGTTCTCCATGGTCTAGAAGCTCCCAATCCCCACACCGAGCATGGGATCAGCACTGATGGCATCGAATCCCCACTCGTTCATGTTGGCGTCTTCCGCCCACGTGATGCCGGGGAACTTCTTGAAAGCCACGCCTGTGCAGGGATAATCGTCGCCAGTCGCCGGGTTGGTAACCGTCAGAGCATTTTGTCCCCAGAAGATCGTGGAGGCGCTCTGTTGGCTGTACATCACGTTCAACATCGCGTTGACGGGAGACGTTTTCAGCAAGCGTACGCTGATGTGCGCGGCCTTGCTGGCGCGTAGGCTGTGTACGCCGGATCCGTCCGCGCCGATCAGCATGTTGTTTTTATCGTCCACCATCTCGATAGAAATGCCTTCCTTGTCATTCCCCGCGCCGGCGCCGAGAGAGATAGCTCCGGTTGGTCCGATCAGCGTCGCGACCACATCTAGAAACGAATAGACCATGTCTCCTCCTTATGGGGACAAGCTGGCGATAATTAGTTGGCGAGAGTGATGAGGACGTTGACCGTCTGCACTGCGCCGGCGAGGTTGACCGCGATCTGGAATGGGACCGAGATGCGGGCGTTGCGTGGGCCGGAAGCTTGCGATGCGATCAATGGCTGGTAAATGTAGTAGCCACTCGAGAGGGTCGGAGGGGTTCCATCTGCATTGTTCTGCAGCGCACCGAAGAGCGGGCCATTCCATACCCCTGGAACGATGAAACCGTTTGTTACGAACTGATCCAGGTATTTCTGAATGGCGATCTTTATCAGGTGGTTTCCCGGGTCGGACTGAGCAACATGCTGCGTCAGGAACAGGTTGAAGACGCCAGTTTGGATGCCGAGGCTAAGAGCGTCCGCGCCGATGACAGCATCGATCCATTGCCCGTTGCTGCAAATGCCAGGCTGAACAATGGAGGTTGGGGGAACCGTGTTGTAAGCGACGAACCCATTGGCGTTTTTGGCAATCAGGGCGCCCAGCTGGGTCGTATTGATGGCGTCGCCGGCGACTCCAGCGAGTTGCTGCCACATAGCCGCTTTCACGGTATTGCTGCCCGTGTAGTCGACGCCCATCATGATGGCGGCCAGGGCGGCCGATGCATACAGAGAACTTCCGCTGTACTGGACGGCGACCTTCGACACGTTTGCGGTCTTCAGAATATAGGCGATGTCGGTAGTACTTGTCGGCACCAGGACACCAGCCTCTTGCGTTGCAGGCCAGTAGAAGTGCTTGTTCGACGAAGCTGCCACGACGGGAGCGACCGCCTCAATGTCGGCATCCACTGCTCCCAGTACATCCAACCCATACCACTGGCCGCCGAACCTCGTATCGAAGAGCGCCACAGCCGCGGCCGCGGATTCTGCGGCGATGCCGGCAGCCTGGTAGGCGCCGCTCGATGCAGCACTCAGCCCGAGGATTCCGCTGATATCGGTCGATCCGCCTGTCGGTGCGGTAGCAAAACCAACCGTGGAGGTAGCGCCCGTCGAGTTGCTGGTAACGATGAACTGCCCGTAGACGGAGTTCCACACAATCGTGGCTCCCGTCAGCGCCGCCTGGATGAGTGCCGCGACGGCGTTCAGGTTCGCCGCACCGGAGAAGTTGAGCGCTGTCAGGCTCTCGGCCGATCCGCCGTCGATGACGATATGGAATCCGCCGTTCGTGATGGCCGTGAAGACACTCAAGAGCTGCTGGGC